CTGTAGTTAGAGAAATAGACGCAACACCAGCTATAGCCAAGTCGCATCATAAATCAATCCATTTCATGTCGGCACGGGGATGGTCATTTTGCAAATCCCCAATACCATTCCCAAAAGGTGATTTCAGGAACGACTCGTTTAACAATTTTATATTGATAGTAATTTCGCATGGTCATGAAGGTAGCTACTCCCAGGATCAGAGCCGTGTTGGTCGCCCATGCTAAAATTTTATATGACCTATAAGGCTTCATTTTCGTCCTTTATTCGACCGGCTTCATGTCGGTACCGTGGTGGTCAGTTTTTGTTTAAGTTCTCTTTCAATAACAACAGCTCCTGAATATCCAAAACTACAGGCGTCCATATTTGCTTGCCATCGATTTACCTCTTCTAAAGCCTCTTCCAATGAGGTATAGACATTTCCTATTTCTTGGTAGACTTTATTTTGAATGAACACTACAAAAACCTTCACTTTTCTTTCCTTATTTAATCGGTCATCGATCATGAATTTTCTTCTTCTGAGATGTGTTTATTTCTCTCGCTTTCCTCGTAATATTCTTTGCAAAGATCAAGAATACCCCAAACAAAATCCCATTCGGGAGTCAAGGGTTTTACATCCTTAGCCATTTGGATGGACATTAAGAATGAGTTCTTTATCAATTCTACAAATTGTTCGTTAGTCATTTTGATCCTCTGTTAAATCTTCTTTCACCCAAAACTGATACCACTTCTTTTTCTCTAACTGAAGCACCCTTTTGCGCAAAAACTCAATCTGAACCCTCATTCCCTGAATATCTATTAGAGCGTGCTCATATTTTCTCCCAAGCTCTGATTGCCACTCTTGGTATCGAGCGTTGATCCGATTTTCTTTTCCTTGGATGTCGTCGTATTTAGCTTGGATATCCCTTTTGAACTCTTTGAAGTTCTCATCGACGAAGAGATCTGGCCATTTCTTGTACAGATAGTGGTCGATTCTTTGGATGATGTGAGGATATAAATCGGTTTCGAGAACGATCTTAGGATCTTTAACCGGTTCTTTATCTTTTTTGGACATTTTCGCCTCTATTTTTTCGATCTTTTCAGCCAACTTTGTCATACCATCTTCCGAAGAAAATACTTCTGGCCATTTACTACACAACCACTTGTTTATCTCATACTTTTCATTTTCGAGCATTTCACTTTCCAGAATTCATTTTGCTTGGTAAATTAAAGTTTTAACTTGCAGGTGCTATGCCATCGAGTCAATTCCTCTGGCCTGAGGAACCCAACGCTAACAATATCGTCAACATCCTTCAAAACATTTACACACGTTTTCAGAGTGTTGAAGAGGTACGATGGAATGAGTCTAATATCGATTCACGCTTCTACGCGGGCGATCAGGACTACATCTACCAGTACTTTACATTCGCTCCTAACTACAACTTCAAAAACTTTTACTTCAATATTATTCGGCAGCCCGTTTGTATGATTGGGGGCTACCAGCGCCAGCATCGAAAGTCAATCTCCGTGGTTCCTGTTGAATTTGCTTCTCAAAAAACCGCAGATCAGTTTAACAAACTTCTCTCTTTTAGTCACTCCAAGAGACACATTTTAGAGAAATTCTCCGATGCGATAGAGCAGTCAATAACCACTGGATTAGTGTTGCTGCAACCCTATCTCGACTTCAAAGATGATCCGATTAACGGGGTTTTAGATCTAAAAATATGGGAATACAATTCTTTTATGGTAGACCCATACTTCCGCGAGCCGGATATGTCCGACTGCAACTGGGTCTGGCTACAAAAATTCTTATCGAAGAAAGAAGCAATAGCGCAGTTTCCTGAACACGCAGAACTAATTGGATCAATGGGAGGCTACTCCAACCGAGATGGACAGTTCTATTTTTTACCGGAGAACTACAATATAGCCAGAAACGACCTACTCGTCCTCTCTTATTACTGGTACCGCTCTCATAAAACAAAAAAACGCCTCTACAACAAAAATACTGGTGAAATTACCGATTGGAACGACGATCCTAAAGCGATCAAAGAATATCTGCAAGTTTTCCCTGAGCTGGAAGAAATCGAAGTCGAGGTTCCTACCTGGAATGTAGCTGTTATCCTCAATAAGTCAACTCTCTACATTGGTGAAAATCCTCTTGGCTTTGACGATTGCCCCTTTATTCCTGTGTACTGGGATTATGAACCATGGCAGCCTCAATATAACTTAAGAGTAAGAAGCTTAGTACGTTATTTAAGAGACGCTCAATTTTTATTTAATCGTAGAATTATATTAAACCACGATATTTCCGAATCTTCAATTAACGCTGGATGGATGTATAAAGAGAACTCTGTCGTTAATGAAGAAAACATTATGTATGCTGGTCAAGGCAAACATATTGTCGTCAAGGAAGGATATGAGTTAACCGATGTACAGAAGATTATTCCCAATGCAGTTCCCCCATCGGACATGCAGCTATCAGACCAAATGCAACAGCTTATTAATCCTCTTGCTTTGGTTACTCCTGAGCTTATGGGCATGGCCGGAGACGCAAAGGCTGGCATTACAGAGATGCTTAGACAGGGAGCGGGCCTCATTACCCTCCAAAAGTACTTCGATCAATGGGACAGATCGCTAAAGCTTCTAGGCGTGCTTGAGCTACGCATCATCCAGAACAAATGGACTCCTTTCAAGGTAAGCCGGATCATTAAAGAAATGCCTACCCAGGAATTTTATGACAAAAATTTCTCCCAGTATGACGTCCTTCCCGAAGAAAGCCTCAACACCACAACCCAAAAGCAAAACCAATTCGTTCAGCTCCTCCAACTTAGAGAAATGGGCATCCCCGTCCCCACAGCGTTTCTTCTCAAAAATAGCACCCTCCAGGGCAAAGATGAGCTCGTTGCAAGTATCGAACAAGAAGAGCAGCAGCAAGCCGCTCTCCAGCAGGAGAAAGCTCAGCTAGATCTAGCCGTTCTCCAAGCACAGCTTCAAAACTCACAAGCCGACACCGCTCAGAAACTCGCTCAAGCCAAAGAGAGATACGGTCGCGTTCGATCGAATATCGGCCTCGAAGAAGAGCGTCTTTCTGAAGTACAGCAGAACCAAGCGAAAGCGGTCAAAGACAAATTCTCCGCGGTCAAAGAGTTCTTGGAATCAGTCAAACTCTATGGAGAAGCGCAGGCTATGCATGCTGTGGATGAGGTAAATAAAGAAGAGAGCAAGCAGAAGGGTCAACAGATAAGTAAAGAAGTCGCTACAGAAGTGAGATCAAGAGTAGCTAGTTAAAAGTCAATTTATGCTATACTCATCTTGTAAATATAGGTGAGTGATGACTAATAACTGTAAATTTTGTGGAAATGAATTTGTAAGCACTAGTAGGCATGCGGGATGGCAAAAATATTGTTCCAAGCAATGTACACAAAGAGCATGGGAAATAAAGAAGAGGGGATTCCCTATAGTTCTAGGAATGATTAAATGTATAGTATGTGATAAGGAAGTTAAACAAAAAAGCGTGAGGCATTTAAAATATTGTAGTAAAAAGTGCTTAAGAATAGGGTCAACTAGAAGAATTAGAGGGCAAGAAGAGAATGGACCTTCTAGAGCAAAAACAAAAAGACCTGTGTCTAACAAGAATTATTACTACAGAGTTGTTACTTGTCACGGGCATCCGAATGCTAGACCAAATGGACTGATATTAGAGCATATTTTGATAATGTCAAATCATCTCAAAAGAGCAATAATAAAAGGCGAGACAATTCATCATAAAAATGGAATAAAGCACGACAATAGAATAGAAAATTTGGAACTTTGGACTAAACAACACCCTTTTGGCCAGAGAGTAGAAGATAAAATTCAGTGGTGTAAAGAATTTCTTAGTGTGTATGATGAAGAATATAAAGAGTTTATTTTAGCAAAGGGCAAAATATAAACTACAAGTAACTTATAATCAGGAGTTTAAAATGCGTGATTATGACGGGAAGCAGAGCCCAGATTTTATGGGCAGAGGGCAAGGAAAAGGTTCGAGAGCAGGTTCGCTTCTCGGAGAGTTTTTCCCCCCAGAAGTTAAAGACGTTTCGATGAAACCACCTGGTGAGATCGGACGTTATAAGTATCCAGATACAGCAGAAGCGATCTACAACGAGCAAGAAGGAAACGTCAAGCTCGCCGATCGTGATCGTGCATCTGGTATGAAGAGAAAATAATCATAGGGGAGGCCAACAAGCTCCCCTAAATGTAAAGCGGCTTTACAAATGGGACAAGATTCCTGGAATTTACAGTACGGTAAGCGCCATCCTGCCAAGCAAAGGCCCGGCGATTCTGTAGATATGCATAATGACGAAGGTCAGTTTGGCTCTGGTATGGTTCCAGGCTATGGGCAAGCTCGAATTTCCAAGACTAAGATCATCGGAAAGAAGGATAAGCCTAAGGGCATGCCAAAGGTTGCAGGTACTGGCTATCGATCAGCCAGAGAAGAGTTTATGACTCCTCAACCAAAGCTTAAGAGAAGAAAATAATGTTATTCAATCCAAACACAATGGGAGATTTTATGCATCACAAAGATCATCACGGGCATCACGATGGAAAGCATGTACACAAGGGTCATATGGACCATCATTCCTCTCATATGGCACATAAACACCATGGACATCATAGCAATCCTCTCGGGTTCTCCCATGTAGGAATGTCTCAAGCACACGGAATCAAAAAATAAGGAGATTATCAATGGCTCACAAGAAAAAACCTCATATGAAAGAAAAAGGCGGGAAACAACATGACAAAATGGGCATGGTTGAACCTATGGCTAAAGGAAAAGGGGCACAACATCTTAAACCTCTTAAAAAAAATCACAAAGACGTAAGTGGCAAATAAAATGGCTGAAAAATGGATTCAAAAATCTATTAAGCATCCTGGAGCGCTACATAAATCTCTTCATGTAAAGCCAGGGGAAAAGATACCAGAATCTAAGCTTAAAAAAGCCGAGCATTCAAAGAATCCAACGACTGCTAAACGTGCAAGACTAGCCGAGACGCTTAAGAAAATGCACAAGGGAAAATAATATGTTCCAAAAAATCAAAAAACACATGAAGGGTCAGAAGGAAAATCCCGCTGAGCACATGAAACCTACTCACGAGGATCTTTTCCCCAATCTCACCCAAACATATTGGGCCAACCCAAACTCTTCCTCTGGGGTCATTAGAACTCAGGCAGAGAGCTCGGGCATCTGTGTGGTTACAACAAGGCATGAAGGAAACTAATGGTTTACTCTCCAGTGAATGCATGGACATTTCCGGTGAACCCGAATTTTCCCTGGCTCCCTGGGACGGCAACCATTGTATCGATAAGCAATGCGTTCCCTGCAATCATTACTACAACACAACCGCATGGATATAGCACAGGTTTTAACGTGCGGATTGTGTTCCCTTTTCCATATGCTAGCGCTTTTGGCATGGTGCAGATTGATGAGCAGATAGGTACAATCGAGGTTTTAAGCCCAACCTCGTTCTCGATCTCTATTGATACGACTAACTATGACCCGTTTACCATCGGTACGAGTCTACAATCACCACAAGTAATACCAATAGGGCAATACCCAAACACAAATATTGATGACTCTTCGCAGGTGAATCCACCGAATCCTCAAGTTCTGTCTCAGGTTCCATTGTTTCAGAAGCCAGGATTACAGGCACCAGGTGCTTGCTCTACGAGTCAGACTTAGATCGGCTTAAACTTTTCCTCTTCACTCTCAAAAGCACCCGCCCGATACTTCCGAATGCTCTCATGAACTATCGGATCGGCGAAGATCTTCCCAGACTCGAATAGATTAAAGGCATGCTCTTCGGGCAGCGTCCATAAGATCTTTACCCAACCCTCTTTCGGAGAAACCTTTCGCATCGTCGTGCCCGGGAGAGCCCAACTCTTTGGATAGAATTTGATCGGACAGTGATTGATATTAAACTTAGGAGGAACCTGATGATAATCCCATTTCGTGAAGGTGTAGATGTAAAAATCCTCGTCTCCGTGAGGGAATTCATTCAATGTCTTCTCCAAGGTGGTAGGCCAAGAAGCATCTAATTGCGCCTGTAGATCTTCGAGTCTAGTGAAAAATTCCATTGATCTCCTTGAGTTTTATGATTTCACTGCAAATTATCTTCAATGCCATTGGAAAGTTAAAATCATCCTGTAGATAGTCTGGGATTTCTTGGTCGGGATTGTATTCCTTAAATTTCTTCAGTGTGTTTTCTCTTTCTTCTATGCATTTTGCCACATGACTATCAAAGATTCTCTCCAGTTCCTCTATTGTATACGGATCTTTATTCATCAATTACCTCAATAAAACGTTGATAGTAATCAAATATTCAGTTAAATGTATAGACATACGCATCTTGGAGCGTTAACCAAGGCCAGTCGGTGACAATTTGTAACCGACTCAACTATCCGGAATTTCCGGACAGTTCGGCGTAACGTACCCCGCCAGTACAACAGGAGTTTGAATGGCAATCGACGTAAAAAGCTCGGAATCCGTCAACCAAGCGACCAACCAAGCTCAAGGAGCCCAAGGAGACCGCGAGGTCAACTTTGAGCGACTACGGAAGAAAACTGAAGCGTTAGAAGCAGAATTGCAGAAGCGAGATCAGATGATGCAACAGCAGCATCAAATGATTCAGCAACTCCAAGACCGCTTCCCCAATCAAAGAGACGAATTGGACTCTATCCCTGACGATGAGCTGCTCGACAAGGCTAAGTTCAAAAAGCTCCTAGATAAGGAACGATCTTCCATGCGTAAAGAAGCAGAGGAAGTGGCGCGACAGACTTACCAGAAGATTGATAGCGAAAACTATCAGCAAAAGCTTTACTCGGCCTTCCCTGATTACGATCAGGTGGTCAGTAGCGCTAATGCTGAAAAACTTCAGGAAAAAGACCCTGAGTTTATGTCGCTACTGGCGGAAGTCAAGGACGAGTACAAGCGTCGAGAGATGGCTTACAAGAAGATGAAAAAGCTGGCTCAGGCCGAAGAGGAATCACGACCTAAAGTCAAGGCTCAGGATATAGTAAATGAGAATCGTCAAACCGGTTCTAATTTTTACTCCCCCGGTGGCCAAGGACCTACGGCTAATCCTTATGCTTTTGAATTCGATGTAAAATCACCCGAAGCTCGAACAAAGGCTTATGAACGCCTAAGAGCAGCGCAAAAGCGGGGTTTTTAGACCTGAAGTTGTTAAGTAAAACTTATCAACTGAACTATTTCAATTTTTGAAGCAGTTCAAAGGACTAAAAATGTCAATCACAACAACTACCGATCTGCCGGCTCCAATCCGTCAGTCTTTAGCTGCTGGTATGCTTTCGGTCCCAACTCCCAATTTCAACTACATTATCCCTGCGGATAAGTATGCGATGCCAAGAAATGGCGGAACAACGATGAGGTTTTTACGACCAAATCCTTTAGTTCCTCCTACTACTCCTCTTGGCAATACTGGGATTGAGCCAACAAGCCAGGTGGCTACTAGAAATATCATTGACGCGACCATCAGTTTTTATGGCACATCAGTGATTTTGAACGAACAGGTTATAATCCAAGACCAAGACCCTAAAATGTATGGGGTCGTTAAATCTTCTCTGATAGACTTGGAACTCCTCGCTATGGCAGCATAGACGGACAACAAGGGGCAAGATGTGATTTTTGAATGTGATGCTTGTAAAGAAAAATATGAAGAACACGATGAAGACCATTCCACGCTTGGCCAAAAAGGGTGTAAGATGTGGTGCTATCGATGTTCTCGTTATTACAAGCAAACTGGGAAAATATATCAGCCTGAACGTAGCAAACGAGAAGAATCTGCGGTTGTAGATAAGGTTTTGAAAAAATATGAAAATCTTTTCAAAAACCTTTCGCAGCGTTAGATATGCGGTGCTCTGAACACGATGGAAACATCGTGAGGGAAGTGCAATAGGCTTCCTCGCCATGTAAAGCGGCTTTACATGGTCACTAAAGTAACAGATTGGTACTTTCTTGGGTTTCTGAGCGTCTTGGCGTAGCCATGAAGCAAGCAGAGGACACGATCCTCGGCAACTACCTCCTTTCGGCAGCTACACAATATAACTGCCAAAAAGGGGTCAACGGCGACTCTCCCACAGAGTTGACCTTGAGAGACTTTGCAAACGTCAACGCTGCATTAGACACAGCGAACGCGTTCAAATTCCTCACTGGTAAACAGGGTGAAGACCGCTTCGGTAAAATGTGTGCCGAAGTAAAATCTTGGGTAATTGACTTGGAGTTCCTCGCCGCGTAAAGTGGACGGATAACAAGGGGCAAGATATGGATTATACAGTAAAAATGTTAATGGCTTTCGCAAGAAAGTTGGATGAATATTACAGTGGATTCGAATACGAAGAGCATTTAGAAAGGCTAGTCGATGAGTTTTTAACTGAATATCACCCCTATGATCAGCCTGAACGACTAAATCCTGAGACTTGTAAAAATGGAATGCATATAAACACAAAGCCAGAAAATCGATTAGAAGACGATAGTTGGAAGTGCGAAAAATGCGATGCTGTTATTACAAGATGCGATAGTCTGACCTCATAGGTAACTATGAGAGGGAAATCCGAAGAGGTTTCCCCGCCTAGCAATAGGTCATAAAAGTAACAGAACTGACAGCTCCAATTCGTGCAGCTTACTTTATGTTAGCTCACACATTGGAAGAAGCTACATTGGATACCTTGAATGGATTTATCCATGCGTATTTGGAAATCTGCGCATGTAAAACCTTCGATAATTTACAAGAAAACCTAAGGGCTGCGGCCTAAGGCAACTTGAGGGAAGTTTGTTAAAGTGAATTTATATGCTTAATTTGTTTGATAAGATCTCTGATTCTTTTTTGGTCCTCTCCGGAATAAGAAACAAAACGAGTCTTTTTTTTCTTGATTTCATGGTAATCAAGGATAACTTGACAGGCGGCTTTCTTAATCTTAAGAAATGGAAGAAGAGATTGACAAACAGATTTTTCGATGCTCTGACTGCATACCCATTTATAAACAGGGTGATTTCTACCCTTATATTGAGAGATAGATCCCTGCAATCGATCGCTTATAATGTCGATCGGATCCCAAAAAGTATTGAAAACGCCAATCCAAGATTGGAAAGCCCAATATTCGCCTTTATGAGTTTCATAGAGAGAAAAATTTCCATCTCCATCGAAAAATCCAGCCAACCATTCATAAAATGGGGTATCTGGAGAATTTTCGCATTTGTGGATCGATGGTTCATCAAATGTTGGTTTATAAAATGGCGTTTTGAGTTTTCTCATTTGAGAAATCATGGGTTGTCTCATTACTTTTTTGAGTTCTTTAGGAATGTTGATGTAGTCGGCAAGATGCAAAAGTTGTGGTCTTTTTATGATAGAAAATGGAGCTATTTGAGAGATGAAATTCAAAGCTTGTTCATGGTTGGTACCTATCATCCATGTAAAGGTTTTTTTTCTTTCTCCTCTTTTTCTTGTATAGATACTACCACCAAATGTTTCTTTAAAAAGATTGGGAACCTGCTCATTAGTCATTTCAGTGCCAATGATAAAGTTTCCAGTTTTGAGCAAGGAAACATACCCTTCTGCATCAAACAATCCAGCAAAATAATGCATATAAACCTATTTTGGTTAGGAAAGTTACATATTACCAAATTTAACAATCGCCCGCAACGACTAAATTCGAGGGAGCGAAGAACTTATCTTCGCTATGCCATAGTCTAAACTCATAGGAAACTATGAGAGGATGGGTCGAAGCGCCTGTCCCGCCTGAAAGGGTCAGTACCTTGGTTTGAGGGAAAGTAATAGAAGGGGAACTATCCAAACCAAAACGACGTTCTCTATTCCGAGTACGGTTCGGTAACGAACTTCCGTATTCTGACTAGCTCGAACTCAGTTGTCCAACTCGCCGCTTCCATCAACGGAAGAGACGTTTACGACAATATGGTTGTAGCTCGTGAAGCCTACGCTCACATCGAACAAGATGGCTATTCTAGCCAGCTTATCTATCGTCCGCCAATCTTCTCAGGACCTTTGGCATTGAACGGTACACTTGGCGTTAAATTCGCCCAAGCACAAGTGATCACTCAAGACACTTGGATCCAAAACATGCGTTCTACGCTGGCACTATAAGGGGTGAACTATGTTTGCTGATGTCGTTTTATCAGGCTCGTTTACTACTCCTGCTAGTGGAAACGCTAACCAAACGCTCCAACTGCCCTTCGTTCCAGATATTATCGAATTCTGGATCCAAGGTAACAGCTCTGGAAGCGTGTGGACCTCAACGGCTAACCCAGGCCCCGTAAAATATGCTGTATGGCAAAAAGGGATGGCTTCTGGAACTGCTCTCGCTAATAGAAATACTAACGGCGCAGCTACAGATACATCCGCTTTCCTATCTTCTGGTGGTATTACCCCAGTCGTATCGGCATTTAATTCTTACGGCGTGGCTCAGCCAGGTTCTGGAATCACCCAGGCAAACCCAGCGGTCATGACATTGACCAACTCGAACGTGTATAGCACGGGCGATGTTGTTCTCTTGGAATCGACCACAGGTGCTTTGCAATTCTCTGGAATTCCATGGTCAGTGGTTTCGACTGGCGCAACAACCTATAACCTCGGGATCGTAGGTCATACCTTTGATTCTTCTGGGTTTGCGGCTGCTGCTACTAACGTCGTGGCTAGAAAAGTGAACTTCCCAACAGTGATGTTCCCGTATATTTCCTACATTGTAGCGATTACCACGGGTTCAACTACTACTGTTACTACTTCCGCTCCTCACGGCTTGTCTGTAGGGGATTCTATCCGTCTCGTTATCCCTTCTCCATGGGGATCGACTCAGATTAGCGGACAACAGGGAATTATCACCTCTGTACCAGATTCGATCTCATTCGTTGTTGCGATCGATTCTAGCGCAGCTTCTGCATTTGCGTTCCCAACGACCGCACAGGCAGCAGCTGGAGTTAGCTGGCCACAAGTTATTCCAATTGGGGACCAAGCTTCGTCTTTCGATCTATCGGCTGTTGATAATGACTTCCAAGGAGTTATCATCGGCAATAGCGCGACTGCCGGATCTGCTATCCTCAGTGCGAATAGCGCTCTAGTTATCTGGAGAGCCCAGAAATCAGCCAGAGTCTATACGACTTTGACTGCTTAACTATCGGAGGAGAGAGCGCTCTCTCCTCCTTTCTTACTATCAAATCACTTCTTGGCAAATTGTCTTTTAAGTTGTAAAGTAAAGATTTAACTCGTAACAAGGTTTTTCAATGAGCAAAGACAAAATTATTCGTAGAACTGAAGAAATTGAACAGGCTATGGCCGGAATGAGCGAGGCCATGAGAAAAGCCAAAGAAGTAACTGAAGAAAAAACCCAAAAAATAACAGAGTTTAAGAAAAAATACCCAGATGCACTTTATCTTGAACCTGTTCATAGAATCGCAACAGGTGGTCTTCCTCATCCAGAGCTAGAAAAGCAAAGAGCTTATCTTCATGAATACGTTGTTGGAATCTTTGAATCTCAACTCGTAGGTGGAGTACTTGATTTCTTTCTTACTGGGCTCCCCAGTGATGACTACTGCCGATGGAAAATCCCAGTTAACAAGCCAGTCGGAATCCCTCGATTTGTTGCCAAGCATCTATCGGAAAAACTGGCATGGAAAGAAATGAAACCTCTGGGAAAAGGAAATGAGCCTCAATCGTTCTATGAAGAAGAGATGATGGCTCCATTCGGTAACTTTGTTACAAAAAGACGTGGAACGTTCCACCCTATTAATGCGTATTGATTATGACATTTTCAGTTAGTCCAACTCAGCCTATGGTATCGGAAGTCTTCCTCTATGTGAGGAGGATTCTTAAGCAACCGAATCCCCAAGATATCTCAGATGCTACGCTGGCCGACTATCTGAACCGTTTCATGGTCTACGATGTCCCCGCTCGAATACAACCATTCGAGTACAAAACAACCTATACCCTAGAGCTTACTCCCGGCGTGGATCAGTATAATGCGCCCATAACTTATCTCCCGGGAGGAGCTGTCGTTCCAACCTACAATTCCTATTTGACTCCAGCCTATATAGACGGTTATCAAATCGTCATGCAGCAGAGTCACGATCAGTGGATGAAGCTATTTCCTAATCGAGTTTTTAATCAATATCAACAAAATGGAACAGCTAGCGCGGGCCCTTATACAATTCCTCTCTATGAGCCGCCCGTCATTCAAGGGCACCGCGATCAAAACATTCAACCTGCTGGCAACACGATCAACCCAGGAGGAGCACAAGAGGGATTATTGACCTCAAGTGTCTATGTGACGGCCATTGACGTGAATGGGAACCTCAACGTCGCTCAAGACGATCCAACTTCGGCTACGAATGGAAATCTCATTCAATACGATCCTTTAAATCCCAGCAATCCCCCCTCGATCGTCGGAACAGTAAACTATCAAACTGGAGCAATCACAGTTACATTTCTCTATGTAATTCCAACGACAAGCGCAATCAACACACAGAGCATTCCCTATTCAGCAGGAAGACCACAAGCGGTTTTATTTTATGATAATACTTTCACTTTCCGACCCGTTCCTTCTCAACCTTTTCTGTTCCAAATCGATGCTTACTATAATCCAGCTGCATTTCTATCTACCACCAATGCAATCCCATATCGATGGATGACTGAATATCTAGCTCGTGGCACAGCTCGAAAAATTCTTCAAGACTATGGAGATGTTGAGCAAATGAATCTCTATGAGCCATTCTTTCGAGAGCAAGAGAATTTTGTGCTCAGAAAAACCTATCGGCAAAACAGCAATACAAGAGTAGCCACAATCTATCAGGGACAAACAAGCTTTACCCCAGGCGCTTACAATGGCATATAACGATACCCCGCTCGCTACCGAAACTCCGGCGCAAAGTCAGCCTCTCATGCGGCAAAACTTTCAGCAGATTGCTACAAGTTATAATACGGATCACATTCCCCTCTCTTCAGGTACTAATGTTGGCTACAGCAATAAAAACACGCTCGTAAGTCAGCTTTCAGACCCGGGAGGGGTTGCTTCTGCGGGAATTATCTATAGTAAAAATGTTATTTATACGACTCCATCAGCCACGCATACCGAACTTTTTTATGAAGGTGAAGTTGGTACAGGTAGTATTTTACCAATTACAAATCAAACGCTCGTTGCATCTTCGGGACAAGGTATGTTACCTGGAGGTCTTCAAATTAGAGCGGCGGCGACTTCAATTAGTAACATCCCTTCCATTGTATCATTTAATTTACAGTTTCCAACTTCTTGCATTTCAGTTGTTGCTAGTAACTTATCTAATGGTAATATAGTTAGAATTACTTCTATTACTAGTACAGGTTTTACAGCAGCGGCAGGGGCAGGTGGTCCAGTTAATATAGTGTATATTGCAGTAGGATACTGATGATCCCTCCAAACAGGCTCGTCATTTCTTCCATCTCAACGGGTCTTCAGACCTATGATAAGCCCTGGTTATTGAATAACGACGCATTTCCAAACTTAGATAACGCTCTTTGTTATCGAAAAAGACTCATTAAAAAACCAGGTTCCGCACAACTCGGAAGATTAGAACGATCATTGGGAAATACTGGCGCCTCTCCTTTTACGGCGACTGTATCACCTATTCAAACTATTCGTGGTTTAGCATCTTTCAGAATTGGCGCAGTAGTTTTGACAGATGGGGATCTAGCTTACGGTGGTCCAGAACCAGTACCACTCATAAGTAGTGATCCACTTAATTACACCGGGACCTACAACCACACAACCGGATTAGTCACTATTAACTTTCCGGTGATCGCACCGACAGCAGTACAATACATTCCTGGTCTTCCTGTTATGGGAATCGAGGAATTTGAATCAGATAATAGCGCATCCTCTCCTATTGATTTTCCTCTAAATGTTTATTTCGACACTGTTTATTCCTATGCTTTCAATGGTGTTATCTTTACAGATAATTCCTTCTATAAAATCTCGGGAGCGCCTGTATTTTGGTCCGGAGCCGATTATCAGCAATTTGATTCCACGAACTATTATCGGGCTCTCTGGGTGACAAATAACAATCCAGGGGCTCAATTTCTCCAGATCACAAATATTGCTAAAGTTGGAGGCCCTCCCCAAACTCAACTCGATGTCACAACTGCGGTAGCAAATAATCTCCAGGTAAATGATGTAGTCTTCTTCAATGAAGTAGCTGGAATGACTGAAGTTAATGGCGTAACGGGAACGGTTGTTACTCCAGGAAATCCGGTTAGAATTATAGTTCCAAGCAATACTTATTCTAACTATATCTCTGGTGGCATACTCCAAAGCCTCACTAGAAACGTTTCAACGGGCTTTGGTGATGGTATTAGGTGGTTTGATGGACAAGGACCAGGTGCTACGGGTTTCGTTAATTTTACTCCTCCTCTTACTTCCATTAATCCTGCTCCTGGGGCTACGATTACTTATCTCGTCGGGGCGCGTATCCTAATTCCGTTTGGAAATAGGCTCTTAGCTATCGGACCTTTTGAAGCTACTAGTTCGCAAATCCTTGCCGGTTCTTCAGGAACATACTATGGAAACCGAATTCGCTATTGCGAAGTCACGGCCACCCCTTTTTACGCAAATATCTTGCCAGTTACTCTTCCTCCGGGCTCCTTTGAACCTAATGCTTGGGCCTCTGATATTCAGGGATTCGGCGGATTCATCGATATAGATACCACTCAGCGCATCATCACAGCGGAAGCGACTCAAGGTTCTCTGATTCTTGGTCTAGAGTCTGAGCAAAGGCGCTTGAGCATTACTGGCATTGAAACCGACCCCTTTTCTCTTCAGTTAATCAATCCTGACTATGGAAGTGCGGGAACTCATGCGACAATCCCAATGGATAAAGGCATCCTAACCGCAGGCGAATATGGATTCATTATCGCCTCCAGCTTTGATGCCCAGAGATTCGATTTGCCAATCATTCAACAGATCTTCCAAGTCAATCCAACTTCCAATGGTTATGAAAGAATCTGTGGAGGAAGAGATTTTGTAAATGAGGTTATTTATTTTAGTTATCCGAGTATTTTTGATCCTGTTGACGCTAGCGATTCTATTTTTCCTGATACAACGCTTGTCTATAATTATCGAGAACAGAGCTTCGCTCTCTGGTATGAATCACCAACTACTTATGGACTTATAAAAGAGCAGCAACAAACCTGGTCTTCTTTGACTTCATTTACCTGGGAGAACTGGGATCTTCCTTGGAATTCTCCAGCGACTGTATCTACATACCCCTTTGTAGGATTCGGAACACCTCAAGGATTTATCATGCTCAAATGGGCAAATGAATCGACCAACGATTCTTCTATCATGATTCAGAATATTTCCACTCTCAATCCAGATGGAACTTATTCGATCACTTCAGTGAATCATAATCTTTATTCCGGAGCGTATGTCGGCTTCCTTCCCCCTGGTGCCGCTACTCCTTCTTTTATCGGATATGTAGCGCATCTAGGTGATGGTAATAATGCGAATCCAGACAAGATTTTCTCAGTGAACTTTGATTCAACCGCAACTCCTGGCTCAATCGTCCCTGGCACCTGGGAAGTTTCGATCGTGGATCAACCCTTCATTCAGACTAAACAATTCCCTTCTGCCTGGTCAGATGCCAGAAAAACAAGAATAGGCGCTCAAAAATACTTCCTCGACACAACAGAATTTGGTGAATTTACAGTCAACATTCTCGGATCTCAATCGCCATTGTCTCTGAATAACAACACAACTGGTAATCCTCTCCCCTCTTTGATTTCAAATGCAATCGTAAGAACTAGGCCGGATGACTCATTGGGATTGAATGATAATGCTTCGGCGCAAGAACAGATTTGGCATCGTCTGGCGAGCAGTTGCATTGGAGATACAGTACAACTTCAAATCACTTTTAGCGATGCTCAGATGAGAAATGTTAGCGTTGCTTGTTCTCCTTGGGTGCTTCACACGATCATTTTAGATCTGTACCCATCGAGGACATTGGCATAAGTTATACTCGGAATTAAGTATAACTTTGTATAGATAGGATTAATTACATATGACTTCTCCATTCATTCCAACCTATCGTCAATTCCCAGTTCAGGATGATCATAACCTCGAAAAACAACTGGTTAATAGCTATAACCAAATTGCCGTAGCTTTGAACCATAAGGTTTTCAGATTAATTGGCAATGATGGAATACCGATTGAGAATCCAATCATTAATATCATTGGAGCTGCTGGGATAAGCGTTACTGGTAATCAGACTACGAATACTCTAACGATCTCTCCAGGCGGATCGTCAATTTTAGCGACTTTAACCGGAAATTCCGGCGGTCCGATATCTCCGGTCCTTGGAAATATTAACACAGTCGGCACAGGCTCGATTACAATCGCTGGAGCTGGAAACACTCTTACAACTCAATTAACTGGACTCACAAATCATAATGTTCTTGTAGGCGCAGGAACAGCGACAATAACTAACGTTCCTCCCTCTACCGCTGGATTTGTTTTAACTTCCAATGGAGCTGCCTTAGATCCCTCTTTTCAGGCAATTTCATCTGCGGGCGCAATCACGACGATTACGGGCAATTCCGGGGGGCCTGAGAGCCCTTCTGCGGGGAATTTTAACATTTTAGGTACAGGAAGCATCACTGTTGTAGGCTCTGCTAATACTGAAACTGTTCAACTGACTGGGCTCACGAATCACTCCCTCTTAGTGGGAGCTGGAACGGCTACGATTACTAATCTCGGAGTAGCAAGCAATGGACAACTTCCGATCGGTTCGACTGGAGCAGATCCTGTCTTATCGACTCTTACAGCTGGAACAGGGATATCTATTACAAATGGCGCCGGAAGTATCACTATAGATGCTATTGGAAGTGGTATTGCATGGTCTGCTATTGGCGCAAGTCAGACTCTAGTAATAAGCAATGGATACTTTTGCACTTCAGGAGGAGCTTTATCTTTGGCTCTCCCGGCAGTATCGGCCGTAGGAGATACAATAGAAGTT